AATGCAATTCAGTCCATTTTAATTCAATATTACATCTACGGACACATTGATCCGCATAACTCTAAGGAGACAGTAAAATGGCAGCAAAAAGATATATAGTTAGATTGTTTGGTTTAGGTGGAGAATTAGCTATGACTACATCAGAAAACCCATGGCATCCAAATACATGGTCCACAGAACGTGGTGACCTTGTGCAAGTATATGACAGCTTGGAAGACGACTTTCTTCCTGACTACTACATTCAAAGAGATGGTGAATAATGTTTAACTCAGAAGAATTTATTAATCAAATATCAGCCGAGATACCGAAAGACTCGGCTGACGAGCTTCACATTCTAGTTGAAGACGTTATAGGATGGGTAGGCAAGACTTTAGAAGATTTAAACGGTTACAGCACTAAAGATTTATGCCGTTACTTCATTGAAGCAGCTCAGTACAGAATCGATGATGACCGTAACACGATGAAAGAACTTAGATGTTTCGAGCAGTTGCTTGCTTTTTTTAAAGAAGAGCTAGACAAAATTGATGACTTTATTTTATCAAACAGGAGAGACTAACATGGAACAAAACGACTTAGAATTCTTAAAACAATACATCGAGAGCCGTGCTAAGCACGGTTACTCTGATGAAGAGTTATTTGAGATGCAAGCATCATTCGGCCCAGACGAAGAAGTTGTTGACATCTTTACTGGCAAAACAATCAACATCTGGGGATCAAAATGATTAAAGACATATTGCATTTTGGTAAGTGGAAGACGATGCATAGCATCTGGGATCGCATGAAGATGTATAAGTACACGCATCCAAAGATGATTAAATTTGCTAAGATAGCTATTGTTGTGATTGGCGTGTTTATGTTGATCAATCACTTAGTAAACAAACATCACGGTAGATAACTTGCATTCAATCGTTAATCTGTTAATATCTCATATAGATCACTTAGACATGATCTTGTTGCTGGTGCCATTAGTTTTGTTGTTACTAATGGTGCTGGTAGCAATCATTCAAGTTGAAATAGAATTATATAAAACCCACAAGAAACCCAAACGAAACCTACCAAAAACCTAGCAGGTTATTTTCGCGCAATGAAATAAAATTTTCGCGGAAGAACTTCAAACAATAAACTCTAGTAACAAAATATCATTTACTTGTATACATTTAGCTAATTCACGATTACTATTGGCTGCTATGAGTGAATCAGTAAAGAAGAACGGTAGGCCATCTAAATATACGAGAGAGCTTGCCATCGATATATGCGATAGAATCAGTAATGGTGAATCGCTAGCATCGATCACGAAAGAGGACGGATATCCGCACAAGTCGACGGTGTACGAGTGGCTGTTGGATCGCCCTGATTTTCGCGACCTTTACACGCGCGCACGCGAGGACCAAGCTGACACGTTGGCAGACGAAATCCAGAAGATCGCGGACGAAGAGCCGATGTATCTGTTTGATGACAAAGGTAACAAACGCGTCGATAACGGTTACGTGTCATGGATCAAGCATAAGACAGACACACGCAAGTGGATCGCGTCCAAGTTGAAGCCGCAGAAGTATGGTGACCGCATTGGTGTTGAAGGCGTGAAGGACGGCGAGCCAGTAAAGATGGAAGTCACTGCATTGTTTGATGCGATTGTAGACAACTTAGAACTTACCAGACAAAACGAAGATGAATAACAACTGCGACGTAAAAGATTGTTTGTTATGCGCTCTTGGTCACGCACATAAGCATATGACGCTGAATGATCTCGTTAAGCACTTAACTGATTGCGTTAAAGATAATGACGAGCTACTCACAAGATTAGATAAAGCACCGTGTGTGGATGCAGACAAGATTTACACAGGCGCTAACTTTGATGCAGCTCACGAATACGAGTTGAATAAAAGCACTGGCGAAGTTCAGCGCAAGACATGAACAACTTAGCATCCGTACTTAAAGACGCGGATACTAAACGACAGTTCGCATCAATGCCGCTAGATAAGCAAAAGGCTTACGTGTGGCGCATGAACTGGCTAATGAAAGCACATAAGCATCAAGTGCTGCCACCTGGTGACTGGGCGATCTGGTTACTGCTTGGTGGTCGAGGTGCAGGTAAGACAAGAACGGCAGCCGAGCAGATAGCTTGGTGGGCCTACAGTCAACCGAAGACACGCTGGCTAGTGTCAGCACCAACTGCGATGGACGTGCGTGGAACGTGCTTTGAAGGTGACTCAGGCTTATTGACGATCATGCCAGCCGAGATGATCGCAGAGTATAACAAGTCGCTGCTTGAGATTAAGCTGACTAACGGATCATTGATCAAGGGTATCTCAGCATCAGAACCTGATCGCTTCCGAGGTGGACAATATCACGGCGCGTGGTTAGACGAGTTAGCAGCATGGGATTACTTACAAGACGCCTGGGACATGATCATGTTATCAGTGCGGCTAGGACAGCAGACAAGGATCATAGCGTCAACAACGCCACGACCTAAAGACTTAGTAGTAGATTTAGTAGGACGAGCGCAGGATGGCTCAGGTGAAGTTGTAATGACTACCGCGTCAACATACGCGAACATTGCTAACTTAGCACCAAGCTTCCAGCAACAGATCCTACAGTACGAAGGAACGAAGCTAGGCCGACAAGAGATCTATGCTGAGCTGATCGATCCAGAAGAAGGCGGCATAGTTAAACGTAACATGTTTAAGCTCTGGCCACATGGTAAAGCGTTTCCTAAGTTCGAGTACATCATACAAAGCTATGATTGTGCTTACACTGAGAAGACGATCAACGATCCGACAGCTTGCTTAGTGTTTGGATTGTTTAAGCCAATGGACGGACCGATGTCAGTGATGTTGATAGACGCGTGGCAGGATCATATGCAATACCCTGACTTGCGCAAGAAGGTAAGAGAGGAATACGAGGTAAGCTATGGAGCTGACAGTGAGAATGACACAGGCGAATTTGTCAAGGGTAAGCGCGTTGATCTCATACTTGTCGAGGACAAGGCAGCTGGAATCAGTCTTGTACAAGATATGCAACGGGCGCATCTACCAGTGCGAGCTTACAACCCAGGGAAAGCGGATAAGGTGCAAAGACTATCGATTGTTGCAAACATTATTGCACATGGCCGCGTCTGGATCCCAGAGTCCAACAACAACAAGGGATACGTTAGGGATTGGGCAGAAGGCTTCGTGTCTCAGATATGTGCGTTCCCTGAAGCAACGCATGATGACTATGTGGATGCGTGTACGCAAGCACTAAGATACTTTAGAGACGCTGGCCTATTAAGTATAGATCCAGCACCGAGTGAAGACGATTACTATGCTGACGAAGAACCACAAGCACGTGTGAATCCTTATGCGATATAGAAGAAGAATACACGAACACACACGTAAGGTTAGAAGCTTAAGAAGTAGACGTGGCACAGTTAGATACTGGTATAAGGATTGTCAAGAGTGGCAAATATAAAGTCACCGTGCAAGAGCGTATGCCAACTTATACCTGGCACAGAAACATGTAAGGCATGTAAGCGAACAGTAGAAGAGATAACAAACTGGTATGACTACACACCAGCACAACGCAAAGCTGTAGTAAAACGCATCAAGGATCTAAATGGGCGTAACAAATAAACTATTGCAAGAGATTACAGAAGCAGCAGCTAAAGGGCTTGAGCGTAAAGCAGTTGAAGTTGCAGCGCGTGATCCTGTATTACCTCCTCCATTACCGCGTGCCAAACCATACACAGACGAACAGTTACGCTCGTTTGCTGAACGCATGGCACCACAAGTCAATGGTGAATTCGTGCGTCTTGATCCTACTACATCAAAAAACCCTGCTGACTTATCTTACAAAGTGTGGAAGAGACAACAAGAATTGCAACACACTATCGTGCCAACACGCGAAGTACAATCTACCGTACCATACGATCCAGCTAAGTGGGAAGGCCACGTGCTTTCTTCTATCGTAGGCGATCCTACCATCGGCGATAAAGAGATCATCGACATTAATGGCAAGAAGCTTGTTGTTCCATCTAAACAAGAAGCAGGATCACTATACGGATTAGGCGAGCCAAAAGATGCTTGGGCATCAACAAAGAACGCCGCTAAAACTATCCAGGGCAGGATTATAGATACGAGCAACATATATAACGCTCCAGTGTTAGGCGTATACACTAAAGGCGGATCAGGATCTTATTCGTATGCGCATCACATTAACGATGCATTGCTTAAAAACATATACAGCAACCTTGATCAGATGACGCCTAAACAAATTCAAGCATTCAATACACTCATACGTAATCACACACCAGAGTTTGCTGGCATTGAAAATCTTGAAGCATCGCTTAATCAATTCAAAACAAATCCTGAGTTGCGCAAAAAGTTTTACGCGGAAGCTATCAAGCCAACTAACTCAGCAACAATGAACATACCTAACGGATCAGATGTAGTACACGCCGCACTTGAACCTGATTTACGTTACTTAGAGTCAGGCGCTACAGGCCACTCCATTATGCAGCTAGATCCAAGTCAAACTACATTGCAGCCAGCAACGCATACAACTTACACAAATAGAATACCAAGACTTGAAAATACGCCAGTGATGCAATCAAGCACACCAATACCATATCAACTTCAATATCCTGATCAAATGCAAGCGATCATGAATAACCCAAGACAAGCACCGCAACCATTCGGCACAATTTCAATGGGCGGCGCATCACAAATCAATGACGCTCAACACGTAGATCAAATAAGCAAGTACTTGCAATTCATGAAAGAACTTACTGGACGCGCTAAGGGCGGATCAATACACATGGGTGCAGGCGGTTCATTAGCTGAAGCTATTGTTAAAGGCGTAGAAGAATCAGCAGGTAAAGCAGTTGCACCAAAAGTTAATCGTATAGACATGCACTTTAAAGATGTAACTAAACGCGTGCCTGAATTATCAAAAGGATTCCAGCAATTAACTACTGGAGAAATAACACCAGCAGGTTATGAAGCTCTTGTGAATCAATACAAGCCAGTAACACCATTTAGCTTTGTACCAAAACCAGCAACACCAGAAGAAGCTATTGGTGCGCTAAAAGAAAATCAAAAAGGTTTATACGGCGTTCCTTCACAAATACTACAAGAAGGCCATCCAGTAGGATTACGTTTAGACATTCCTGCATACACTAACAAAGGCGTATGGGTTCCAACTATACACGAACAAATATCTGGTCACGGCGCTGGCCCACTCATCGGACATGAAAGCGTAGCTCACGTTACTGATCCAACATTCGGCATGTCACAAAAGGCAGCCGCATCAATCGCTGGTGGCAATCCTAAAGGCACGATAGCAACTATCAAAGGCAACTGGAAGCCAACCACGCCAGATGAAACTGTAGCAAAAGCCACAGAGATTATGAATGATCCTGAGTGGATACAAGTTGGTATGGATCCAGAGCGTCACTCTCATTTTTATGATAGAGCAACAATGGAACCAGTAGTCGCTGGCAAAGAAGCAATACAAGTTGGCCCAGCAGTATTCGTAAAGAATCCAACATACGGAAAAAAAGAAGACTTCTTATACAAAGATGGTGGCCGCGCTTATGCACAAGGCGGTGGCGTACATATGGCTGATGGCGGATCTAACATGCAACAAAATGCTGTTGATCCTATTACTGCTTACTTTATGCAAAACATTAATCCAACTAATTTGGATATGATGCCATCACCTAGCTCATCATACATTCCACAAAAAATTACACCAAGCCCAAGCCAAGCAACGTTTAACAAAGTATCAGGCATTAGTCCAGTTACAAACATTATTAAAGAAGTTACAGGCGGTATACAAAATGGCGTGCAAAATCAGTTGCCAACAGATATACAGAATGCTTATAAAAACGGACCACAATCAATTAGTGACATAGGCATACGTGCAGCTAATTCACTTGCTGGATTCCCAATGGATATTGCTAATAGCTTAGGTTATGGCAATCCATCATCACCATACAACAACAATGTAGTTCCAAGTCAATCACAACTTAACTACAATATGCCTGCAAAAAAACCAGCTCCATTAACTACAGAAGCGTTTAATGAAGCAACCATGCCGTTACAGTCAGGCAATAGCTATCCTGCATTAGAAACTGCCGCAGCATCTATTGGACCTGGCATAGCAGAAGATGTTGGATCTATTGGTAAGACAGCAGTAAAAAAAGGCGCTAACTTCCTTGGCCAAGAACTTGTAAACGCTAAAGGCGCTAACCGTAACCTTATCGGTAAATACTTAAACGCTATCGATCCTGAGTTAAACATTATCAAGCCACAAGGCGGCATGTTAGTTAGCGGAGAGACAGAATTAGAAAGAGAACTTCGTCATATAAAGAAAGATGAAGGTGTGGTTGGAAGATATGTAGAGCCAGAAAATATGATTAATGTTAATGACAGTTTAAAAGATAAGCGTGCAGTTGCATTAAACAATTGGATTGATACCAAAGTTAAAAAATATATTCGCAATCAAGCTGGCACAGAAAACGATCCAATATTTAAAGCTATTGAATCAGGCGTTCAATATAACTTTGATCCTGCTATGGGTGATACTAAGTACATGACACAAGTTAAAAGAGCTAAAGCTGGATTTCCTGAAGAAGGTTCAGCTACTACAGACTTAGGTAAAGAGTGGCAATACAAAGTTGATTCAATATTTAAACCACATACCGCTGAAGATATTAAAGAAATATACAGAAATCCAAATATTAATGAAAAACAAAAACAATCAAGACTTCGTATAGAGCATGACCTTCCAATATATGACGAAAAAGATTATGACGCTCTTAAACTTATTAATGAAATACCTGATAAAAATGTATACACAATTGGTGGAACTAATATTGCAAGAAAGCTAGGGCTTGATCATGTAGCCGATGTATTACATGAAGACTTAACTTCAGGAAGATTGCAACCTGAACAGCTAAATCAAATGTCTATCGAGAAAGCTGTACGCCGTGCTGCAGATTATGACGCACAAAAAGCTCGCGAGATGACTAAGGCTCACGCTACGTCAGTTGAAGGCATGCCAATACCTAAACAATACGATGATGGTTTCAAATGGGTAGAGCTTAAACATCCTACTGAATCAGAGAAAACAAAAGGCGCACTTAAATCAGAAGGGGAAATGATGGGACATTGCGTTGGCAGCTATTGTCCTCAAGTTGAAAGTGGCCACACAAAAATATATTCATTGCGCGGCCCTGATAACAAATCACATGTAACTATTGAAGCAACTAAAAAGAATCATCTTAATGATTGGTTAGACGCAAATAAAGAAGAGATTGAAAAAGATCCTTTATTAAAACAAATGTCTTACTACGATGCTGATGAAAAATATCCTGGTATGTATTCAGAGGAAGAAGTACAACAAGCATACATTGCAGAAATAACAAAAATGTTAAAAAGAAAAGGTGCTCCAGTACATGAAGCTCCAAACTCATGGATAGATATTGAGCAAGTTAAGGGTAAACAAAACAAACGCCCTGATGACAAATACCAAAAGTATGTAACTGACTTCATAAAAAATAATCCAACTGGACATGAGATTGCTGACATACATGAATTAAATAATACAAACCTTCATGATGTTCAATCTATGATAGCTGAAGGCGTGATGCCTAAAAAACTTCATATGCATCCTATTGTAGATAAAGCAGTTGGTATAGATCAACCTCATCTTGCAGCAAGAATGAATGATCCTAGATTTAGTAATGAAATTACAGATGAAAAATTTAACCTATTTAAAAACATTGGCAGAGACTTGGCAAACAAAGGCCAATACTATGTTGATGATGAAGACATATTAAATGCAATCAAAACAAAATATTTGCCAATTAAAAAAGCCAAAGGTGGGCCAATAGATTTAGAAAAAGAATACAGATTAGCAAATGTAATAGATTTTAACTCAAGGAGACGTTATGGCTGAGATGCCCATTGAACAGGAATATGACAGACATATTGCTGGTATAAAAACACAAGAGAATGCAGACGGAAGTGCCGAAGTTGAAATACCTGAACAAGAAGAAGGTATTGTAGAGAACGAAGACGGCTCAGCTACTGTACACCTTGAAGAATTTAAAGGTCCAGCTGAAGATGAAGATTTCTATTCTAACTTAGCTGAATCAGTCAACTTATACGACTTAGATAAGATTGGTAACCGTTATTTAGATTTAATTAAGAAGGATAAAGAAGCACGTGAAAAACGCGATAAACAATACGAAGAAGGTATTAGGCGAACTGGTTTGGGTGATGACGCTCCTGGTGGCGCGAATTTTATGGGAGCTTCTCGCGTGGTACACCCAGTTATGGCAGAAGCCTGCGTCGACTTCGCATCAAGTGCGATCAAAGAACTCTTTCCGCCTGATGGCCCAACGCGAATCCAAATCTTAGGTGACGCTGACGAGATCAAGACAGAAGTAGCAGAACGTAAACGTGATTACATGAACTGGCAATTAACGGAGCAGATTGAAGAGTTCCGTGACGAGCAAGAACAGTTACTCACACAGTTACCGTTAGGTGGCTCACAGTTTATGAAGTTATGGTATGACGAAAAGAAACGTCGTCCATGCGCAGAGTTCGTGCCTATTGATAACATTCTTTTACCATTCGCATCAGTTAACTTCTACACATCACAACGTGTAACTGAAGTACAACAAATTACTGAGTGGGAATTTAATCAACGTGTTGATCGTGGTTTATATCGCGATGTTAATCTTATTCGTGCTACATCAGAACCTGAAGAAACTAAATCAGAACAAGCTTCTAATAAAGTTGAAGGTCGTCAATGGCAAGATAATGAAGATGGTTTACGCACTGTATATCACATCTATACATACCTTGAACTTGATGATGACAAACGTACTAAAGGCGAATCAGCACCATACATTATGATGATTGATAGTCTTGAACACAAAATACTAGGTCTATATAGAAACTGGGAGGAAGGCGATGAAACGTTTAACAAGTTGGATTGGCTCATTGAATTCAAGTTTATTCCTTGGAGGGGTGCTTACGCAATTGGTCTCCCTCATCTTATTGGCGGCCTTAGTGCTGCTCTTACTGGCGCTCTCCGCGCTCTATTGGATACCGCTCATATTAATAACAGCGCTACTATGCTTAAACTCAAAGGCGCGAAGATTAGTGGTTCGTCACAACAGATCGAAGTAACACAAGTATCAGAAATTGAAGGCGCACCAGGTGTAGATGATGTACGTAAGATTGCTATGCCTATGCCATTTAATCCACCATCACAAGTATTGTTTGAATTACTTGGTTGGTTAGATACTGCTGCTAAAGGTGTGGTATCAACATCTGAAGAGAAGATTGCAGACATTAATGCAAACTCCCCAGTAGGTACAGCACAAGCTTTAATTGAGCAAGGCGCAAAAGTATTCTCAGCTATTCACGCACGATTACATGATTCACAAAGACGTGTATTGCAAGTGCTTGGCCGTATCAATCGTTGGTATCTAGATGACATGAAGAAAGGCGACGTTGTTGCTGACCTTCCTGTTTCACGTGATGACTTCAAACGTAACTCAGACATCGTTCCTGTTTCTGATCCGCACATATTTTCAGAAACACAACGTATGGCACAGAATCAAGCCGTATTGCAATTAATGACACAGTTCCCACAAGCGTTTGATCAAAATGCTGTGATTACACGTGTATTAAAACAAATGAAGGTGCCAGGTGTTAATGAGTTAATGCCAGCTAATGCACAACCAGCAGAGATGGATGCATCTAACGAAAATGCTGCAATGGCTTTAGGTAAATCAGCTTTTGCTTACCCTGATCAAGATCAACTATCGCATATTCAAGCTCACCTTGATTTTGCATTAGATCCTAATTTAGGTAGCAACAACTTGATTGCACCACAATTCATACCACAAGTATTAGAGCATGTAAAACAACATATGGTTCTTTGGTATACACAACAAATGCAAACATATGCTGGTGGCCATCAAAAAGTTAACTTGCAAAAATATGAAGATAGCAAGCTTAAAACACAAATTGATAAAGTGGTGGCGATTGCTGGTCAACATGTTAAGTTGGATTCACAACAAACATTTTCTGGCGTAGCACAAGCATTACAACAACTTGGTCAACTCATGCAGAAATTTGCTCCACAACCGCAAATGGATCCATCAGATCAAGCTGTATTACAAGCTTCTATGGCAGAAACAAATCGTCGCGCACAACGCGATCAAGCCGATGTTCAATTGGCTCAACAAAAACTTCAAGCTGATACTCAGTTAAATAGCAACAAGGTTCAAACGGATCAAGCAATTAAGAACCAAGCTTTACAAACTGATATTCAATTGAAGCAACAAGAGTTAGCACAAGCAAGTGACGCAGATGCAGCTCGCCTTAAAACGGATATTGCAATGAATTCACAAAACAATGCTACTGCTGAAAAGATCAAGGCTGCGCAATTAGCCCACGATCAACAGAAGATGCATACAGATTTGGCAACTCATATGCATGATTCTTTACATAAACACTTAGGAGATAGTAATGGCAATTATTAAAAACATTCTCGACAAGATTAAGAGTGATATACAGGACGCTGAGCTTGTAGAAGATACATCTGCACCTGAAGTTACTTCTGCTCCTGTTGCAGAAACAAACACAGTAGCAACACCTGTTGATACTAAACCACATATGGAAGCAATCGTAACACCAAACCATATTCATCCAATACCTAGCAACGTGATCTATCCAAAAGATCCTATCGTTACTGGCGAATGGGTGATTACTGCGGTACCAGCATCATCAACAACTGAAGAGGAATAACATGGATAAATTAGATAAAGAACAAATGAACGACACCGTTAGTATGCAAAAGCGCTTGAAAATGGGTGCTTGGTTAGACGGTGAAAGTCTTACAGAATCTGGAAGTGCAACTATGACTGAAGCTAATTCAGATCATGGCAACTTCGAGAAGTCATCTATAGCACACGATAATAAATGAGGTACTCATCCGACTATATTGGCGCTGTAAAAGCGCGTCAAGCCGAGATTGCTTACGCATTAGCTAGTGGCAACGCTACTAATTTTGAAAGCTATCAACGTTTGGTCGGAGAGTATGCAGGCTTATCTGCTGCATTAGATATTTTTAATAACTTACTCAAAGAAGAGGAAACAAAAGAACTATGAGTGAAACATCAGTAGCTGTTGATTCAGCTGATTTACTGGAAGCTTTTCCAGTTGTAGATCCTGGTGCTATACCATTAGGCGCAAGAATATTAGTACAAATGCGTTTACCAAAGAAAAAGATGACGGCTTCAGGAATCATCTTAGCTGAGGAAACTAGGGATACAGAAAAAGCACAGAATCCAATTGGCAAAGTAATAGCGATTGGACCATTAGCGTTTAAAAAGCGCGACACAATGGAATCATGGCCAGAAGGTTCATGGTGTTCTGTAGGGGACTTTGTTCGCGTACCACGCTGGACAGGTGATCGTTGGGAAATAAAAATTGACGCAGATACAACTGTTGAATTTATGCTCATGAACGACCACGAAGTCATTGCTAAATTAACCAGTAGTCCATTAGAAATGAAGGCATTTGTATGATAGACGACAATAAAGAAAATGAAGAATTAGATATTAAGGAAGATGCAGATGGCAGCGCTATTGTTGCAGTTCCTAAGGATCTAGAAACAGAAACTACAGAGGTTCAAGCATCACCAGAAGACTCAGATGAAGCCGATGAAGCAGCAAGACAGGCCGAATTAGCTGACGGTGGTTCTATTGATCCTGACGCAGAAGCAATTCGTGAAGCAAAAAGAGCTAAAAGACGTGCTAGAAAAGAGTATCACAAGCAAGTTTCAGCTGAAAAAGATCACAAATTGTCATATTTAGAGCGTCAAAATCAAGAATTGCTAGAAAGATTAGCTGTTGTTGAGAGAAAAGCGCAAGGATCGGAGATAGCTACTTTAAATAAACAAAAAGAAGAGCTAGAAACTAAGATTTTGTTCGCAAAACAAAAGATTGAAGAAGCTACAGCTGCTGGCGATGGCAGAATGCTCACTTCAGCCCAAGAAATGTGGTTTGATGCTCGTAAAAATCACGAAGCATTAGAGAATTTGATCAAACAATCTGTTCAACCTCAACCACAACGAACAATTCAAGCTCCTGATCCAGCAGTACAAAGACATGCATCAGAATTTATGATGGATAATCCTTGGTACGATCCTCAAGGTAGGGATACAGACTCTAGAATCACGTTACAGATTGATAGAGACCTATCCGCAGAGGGCTGGAACCCAAAAACACAAGAATATTGGGAAGAACTCGATAATCGCTTGCAAAAATACTTACCTCACCGTTATAATGAGGGAGAAAGAAATGACGTGGCACCATCTAGAAAACCTAGAAACGTTGTTACTAGCTCAGGTAGAGAAAGTTTGGCAAGTAGTGGCGGTGGCAAAAACACCTTCACACTTTCCCCAGATCAAGTCAAGGCAATGAAAGACGCTGGTATGTGGGATGATCCAGACAAAAAAGCGAAGATGATTCGTCGTTATATAACCGAAGCTAATAACAAAAGAATATAGGAGAAACTAAAATGGATTCACGTTTAAAAAAATCATTATCAGCTGGTGGACGCGAAAATCGCGCGAGTCACGACACCGTTCGTGAGGCACCTGAAGATAAGTTCGTATCAGCCGAAGAACGTCGCAAGATGTGGAAGGATGAGTGGACACAAAGCGCACTGCCAAACGTACCTGAAATGAAGGGTTGGCACCTTTGCTGGTTGTCAACTACTAACAGCTACGACAGCATAGACAAACGCATTCGACTCGGCTACACACCTGTAAAATCAGAAGAAATACCTGGGTTCGAGAACTGGCGAGTCAAAGCTGGCGAACACACTGGCTATATCGCATGTAATGAAATGCTTTTATTTAAGATCCCTAATGACACTTATCAAGACATTATGGCTCACTTTCATCACGATATGCCGCTTGAAGAATCTAACAAGATTAAAGTTCAAGCAGAGAGTGTGCTAGAAGCTAACCGTGATTCAAACGGTAAGACTCTAGGCAAAATTGAGGGTGATGGTTTGGCTAACATTGATAAACCAATGCCTGCTCCCATTTTTGAGGGGTAAGGTACTTTATAATTTTTTATAGGAGTTAGCTATGTCAGCATCATTAGCTGCTTTCGGTTTACGCCCTGCGTTTCATCCTTCAGGATTAGATCGCGCACAGGCGTTAGCTGGCGGCATCACATCAGGCTACAGCTCAAATATTCTTAAAGGTCAAGCCGTTAAGTATATTGCAGGCTCTGGCGTAATTCAGCCTGTTACAAGTACAGAAGCTTTCTCTGGCGCTTTCGCTGGAGTTGAGTGGACAGACACAACAGGTCGCAGACGAGTAAGTAATTACTGGCCTGCAAACACAGCATACACAACTGGATCTTGTGTTGCATATTTTTACAACGATCCAAACATTGTTTATGAAATTCAATCAGACGGCTCCATCAGCCAATCAGCTGTTGGTGAGTGCGCAAACCTCTCTAACTTAGCAGCAGGTTCAAGCACAACTGGTCTTTCACAATCAACTGTTTCTGCAACAATTCAAGCAACTGGCGTTCAAGGCCAAGTGCGTATTGTTGACTTGGCACCTATCCCAGGCAATGCTTGGGGGGATTCTTACACAATCGTTAGAGTTACGGTAGCGAATACACAATTCGTTTATCCTAACCCTGGCATTTAATTAGGAGGTATAAAACATGGCAGCTCCAATGCGTAGTACGGACTTCCGAAGTATCGTTGAACCAATCCTTAATGAATGCTTCGATGGCGTATATGATCAACGTACCGATGAATGGTCACGCGTTTTCCGTGAACAAGACGGTATTCCAAGAAACTATCACGAAGAACCAGTTCTTTACGGTTTCGGCACAGCACCACAGTTACCTGATGGCACACCAGTGTCTTATCAACAAGGTGGTGTTCTCTTCTTACAACGTTATGTTTACCAAGTTTACGGACTTGCGTTTGCATTAACGAAAGTTCTTGTAGAAGATGGTGACCATATCCGTATCGGACAAGTTTATGCAAGACACTTAGCACAATCTTTAATTGAAACTAAAGAAACACTTTGCGCTAACATTCTTAACAATGCATTTAACTCTTCATACACAGGTGGCGACGGCGTTCAATTGAACTCTACAGCTCACCCAATCGTTAACGGCACTGTAAGTAACTTACTTTCAACTGCTGCTAACCTTTCACAAACATCACTTGAACAAATGTTAATTCAAATCCGTCAAGCTGTTGACAACAACGGTAAGAAGATTCGTTTAGTACCAAGACAACTTGTTGTTGCTCCTGGTAACATTTTCCAAGCTGAAGTATTGTTAAAATCTGTTTTAAGAACAGGTACTGCTAACAACGACGTAAACCCAATTAAATCAATTGGTTTATTAGATGAAGGCGCTGCTGTTCTTTCACGTTTAACATCTTCAACAGCATGGTGGGTTCAAACAGATGCTCCAGAAGGTATGAAGCTCTTAATGCGTCGTAAGTTAGAAAAAACTATGGAAGGTGACTTTGAAACAGATTCAATGCGTTACAAAGCTACTGAGCGTTATATTCCAGGTTGGACTGACTGGCGTGCAATGTTTGGTACTCCAGGCGTTTAAGTAACACAATCAGAGTGGGGAGGAAACTCCCCTCTCATTTTTATTAACATTATGTCAAGCTTTTCAAGGAGAAGACACAATGCCACAATTTAGTGACGATCTGTTTTTAGGTTCAGCAAAAACCTTTATGGGCATCGCTAAACAGGATTCAACTTCTGTTTTCACAGGCTCAATTGCAACAACAACATTAACTGTTACAGCTATGTTATCTGGCGATCCATTGGTCGTTGGTCAATATATTACTGGTGCTAACGTTTCAGCAGGTACTTACATTACTGCATTCGTTTCAGGCACAGGTGGTACTGGTACATACACTGTTAACACTTCACAAACTGCTGCTAGCGCAACTGTTTACGCTAACGGTAATGCTTTATTAGGTGATCCAGCTCCAATGGACTTAGGTATTGGCCCATTAGGTCGTATCTATATATGGGACACAATCCCTGTTACTAAAGCTAATAACAACGTATCAGCTGCTGCTACATATTCAGCTGCAGGTTCTGCAACACTTGCTGCAGGTACAGGCACTTCATCTGTAACACGTACAGACGGCACAACAGTAATTCAATTAGACGTACCACGTGGTCTTTCAATCACAATTGGTACAGGTACAATTACAAACCGTAACGTAACTATTTCAGGTTATGACTATTATGGCCAAGCAATGACTGAAATCATCGCAACAGGCACTACACAATCTACAACTATCAACGGTAAAAAAGCTTTCTACCAAGTTTCTGGTGCAACAGTATCAGGCGCAGTAGGCGGTACAGTTGCTATTGGTACATCAGACGTTTTAGGTTGCCCTGTTCGTTTCATTGACAGAGGTTATCTTGATAGCGTGGGTTGGAATAACGTTCTTGCTGAAGATGTTGCTACTACAGTAGTTGCTGATTTAACAAACCCAGCTACATCATCAACTGGTGACGTACGCGGCACAATCACTCCATCAAGCTCACCTGATGGCACTAAACGTTTAGTTGTTGGTATTTACTTACCAGCTATCGCTGTAGGCCCAAATGCAACACGACTTGGCGCTCTTGGCGTAGACCAAGCTTAAGGAGAAATATAAATGGCTCAATTTAAACCAATGATTAAAATGGAAACTACTGAACCTTCAGTAGAACTCAAGCTTAAAAAAGGTGGTCATGCTAAACATCACATGAAAAAAGGTGGTAAAGCTGAACACGGTCACAAACATATGAAACACATGATGGACGGTGGCGTTCTTGGCGCTTTAGCTGGACAACCAGCTTTAGTTAAAGCACGCAGACCTGCACTTGCAGCTATTGCTAGACCAGCTGCTCCTTCAATGGCTGCTCGTCGCGCTGCGATGATGGCTAAAAAAGGTGGCGCTGCTAAGCATAAAGCTAAAGGCGGTAAAATCGAGCATCTAGAAGAAGAACTTAAACACCATGAACACATGAAAGCTGGTAAAGCTCATCATGGCCTTAAAAAAGGTGGTAAGGCTTGCTACGCAGTTGGTGGCACAGTATCTGATTCAGTAGCTAGAAAATATGCAGAAACATTAATGCATACAGATGAGCATATGGATACAGTTAAAGGCCCTACTGGCGGTGTTAAAGAAGGTAATGGTGGTGGCTACAAAAAAGGCGGCAAAGTACATCATAAGGCAACTGGTGGTGTTATGGAGTCTAATGCTGGTGGCTACAAAAAAGGCGGTAAGGTAAAACATCACGCTAAAGGTGGTTCTGCTTCAGGCGAAGAGATTGATCGTTTTGAAGCAAGAAGTGCTATTGAGCATGATGAAGGTCCGTATGAAGAAACTGAAATGCATACTGCCAAAAAAGATAAAGCTCATGGAACTGGCGATGTAAAAGAAGGTAACGCTGGTGGTTACAAACATGGCGGTAAGGCTCACCA